GATAACCATCGAAGTGCCGTTGACAACTGAGATAACGCGGAACGTCTTCAGTTCGCCAGTCGAACGCTTCGTGATGTGGTGAACAGCTTCAATGCCATCGATCGTGAACGCATCGCCAGCAACAACGCCAGTTGTCGAGGAAACAGTTACGGTCTGATAACGGTTGTCAACGTTGAGAACGCCGCCAGTGCTGGTCGTGGTCGCCTGAGGAACATAACGAACCTGAGCGCCATTGGTAGCGATGGTGACAGTTGCAGCGTTAGCAGCACAACGGTTAGCATAGTCGAGCTTGTAGGTCTGGAAGCTTGCGACTTCACCAACGAACGAACGCTCATATGCGTTAGAGGACTTTGTGCCAGTGAACGAGCGAGTTGCAATAGCCAAGTTGCCAGCCATGCCGTTGTAATCGCGGCTCGACAAAGCGAGGTAACGATCACCAGCCATAACACCCTGTTCGTTCATGATGCTGTCGCAAAGAGCAACGTCATCATAATCGCCAGCAGCAGTTGCAACTGGAACAACAAGCGTGCCCTGAGCAGCAGCCAAATCCATAACGGAAAGGTTGATGTCCGAAGCAAGCTTCTGCTTTGCTGAATCGCCCAAGCGACCTTCCTGCAACGCGTCACGCAGTTCCAGTGCGTTCATCTGCCAAGCAGAGCACTTGTTGAAACCGAGAGTCGATGGAACAGAAAGCTGCGTCATTGTCGAAACGTCAGACGCAATCGAGGTGCCTACAACGCGGTCAAAAGACTGAGCGATGTAAGGCTGTGGACGCCACATGGTGTCGCGTGCGCGCTCCATTGTTACGCCGTTGGTGTTGTATACGTTGATGTTCTTTGACAGGATCAAAGCATCGTTGAAGCCTTCGAGGATGTCCTCAAAAGCAACAATTTCTTCTTTCGAAAAAGCGTTAGCCATATTTAATTCCCTATTCTTTCTAAATTAAGTTTATTTCTTACGACGCTTATATTCCATGACCTTTGATAAGTCTCCGGTCTTCAAGGCTTCAGCGCGTAAGCGTTCAAGTTGTGAATCAATGGAGCCAGACACACGACCACCGCTTGTGGTGATTGTACGTTCCGGCGCGGTTGATGCCCTACGGTTAGTTACTTTCAACTGAGTCTCCAGTTTAGCTACCGCAAAGGCAAACTTCACGGGGTCGGTGATTGCTGCAAGTTCCTTAGCTCGCTTGGTGCTTTTGCCAATTGCGTAAATAAGCAAAGCGGGGTTGTCAGAACCTTGTAGAACTATCCCTTGTTGCGTTACGTCAAACGTATCCAGAGCCGTAGCTTCAGCTTCGTCATAGTCTCGCACCTTTAGCGACGCTTTCGCCTTCGCATAGGAATCAAGCTTGTCCTGCCATGCCTTAGCTTCAGCATCTCGCTGGGCTGCTACATTGGCTTCGGCTGCATCGTATTCGCGTTTGTTCTCATACCAAGCAGCAAGCTTTTGTTCGTACTCGTCGGAATCATAATCGCAGCTCTCAAGCGTTGGCTTTGCTACTAGTGCAACTGGTTTGGTCTCAGTCGCTGTCGTATTTAGCTTTGCTTCAAGTTCGCGTATCTTCCGTTCTTTTTCCCGATTTGATTTACGCAATTCACGCACCCAAGCAGGCGCACGAACTTCTTCATCTTGAGGTGGCGATTCCTCTCCGATAGATATTACGACTTCATCTTCGTCATCATCTTCATCATCTTGAGCGTCGTCGATGGCATTGGTCTCATCATCCGATTGCTCGTTAAAATCAGTGTCGATGTCTATTGTGTCGATGTTGTCGTTATCATCCATTTCTGCCGTTTTCATGTTGTAACCCCATTAACTCACCCTAATTGCGTGGAGGGTGGAACCACATTCTGTTGCGGCTGTAATGCAGCCCCAATCTTTTCAGCAGTCTCAATAGCGGACTTACGTTCGTCTATATCGACGCTTGATAGCGTTTGAATTGTCTTGGCCTTCGTTTCTTCAGCGCGAGCCAAGGTGTATTCAGTGTTAGCCTGTGCCTGGATAGCTTGAGCCTGAGACTTAGCGGCTTCTGCCATCAGATAAGCGGACTGCGGATCAGGTTGCACGTTTGCTTGTGCTTCCATCATCTGCTGTTGCTCTTCTTCCGTTGGCTGCAATACGCCCATCTGGACTAGCTGCTTGCGGAAATATTCCTTGATGTCCGCAATGCCTTCGCCTTCCATGTTCATGATGGCCATTGATTGCAGGACTTGCTGTGTTGTCGGATCGCTAGTGACTTGCATCATGCCAGTAAGCGCACGCACTGTAGCGTCACGACGGCTGGACGAAGATGGGCCAACGTCAACGGCAACATCAAACAAGGCATCGCCCAGGTTGTTCTCGTAAATCAGTTCGCCTGTTTCTTTGTCGATCTGTGGCTTCATCAGTTCAATCGAGCCAACTTCTTCCATAGAGCCAATGGTCTTCATCTTGCGCTTTTCTTCAACGTAGATGTCTTTCGACATTGACAGCCATATCTCACCGCAGCGACGCACAGCCTTAGCCATGTTGCTCATGTAGATGAACGTCTGCATATCCAAGCGGGTCTGGATTAGCTCAACAGCCTTGCCGCTGATGCCGCTGACCATCTTATCGGCTTGCTGGTTGTTACCCAGTATCTCAGCCATGTCTTGCTCAGTAATCTGGAGCAGTGCTGCCATCGCTGGCGGAATCGCTGCGGACTTGGTGTAAGCAACTGGGCCAGCAGGAGTAGTCTCGCCGTTTGGCCCTGTGATTGGGTTGACCAACAGATACGGATAGTTGCGAAGGTTATCCTCTGCCCACATAACCTGATGGCCTGAGACTTGTTCAGGAAGCAAGATAGGCTTTTCAACGGACGAAAGCGCACTGATCTCACCCAGCTTTGATAGCTGCATATTCTTAAGACGCTGCGAGTCTTTGGCTAGGCGCACATGGCCCATGCAACGCTCGACGTTATCGACGAACCAACGCTTGCCATAGACAGGAACGATAGGAATGTTCTTACCAGCGATGTAGCCCTGATCTTCAAGGATGCCGCCACCGCTCATGATATACTTGCGAACGCGCTTACGTTTAATACGCTTCTGGCGCACTTCTACCGTGCCAACAGCAGCCAGTGTTTCTTCCAGTGTTTCGTCTGCGTCGAAGTCTGCTTGCGTGTAGCGTTCTTCTTCGCCTTGGATGGTTAGGAAGATGCGGACAGTCTCGCGGGTTTCTTCAACGCGGTAGTATTCAGCGACAAACACAACGTCAGGCGTATCCCAGTCAAACTCGTACTGGTGGACTTCTTTTGGCCATGTTGTCGGATCGTCATTCCATTCAGCTTTATAAGCTTCATAGGTCATGGAATACAGAACGAAGCAATACTTAGCGTCGGCTTTGTCCTGGCGCTTGGCGTCCAGATCAAAGAACACCGAGCTATCAGCGTCATAGATTGGTTCTATGCGAATGCGCTGGCGTTCGTCCTCGTCGTTCTCGTCATCTTCATAGACAGTGCGTAAACGCCATGCGCCGTATCCACCGCCTACAGCTTCCTCGAAAGCGTTATCGTATGCTTCTTCTGCGCCGCTATCCCGTTCATCTGCACGATAGAGACCATTGCAGACTTCAGTAAGCTTATCGTTTGCTTCGCCATCTTTGCTAACAAAGTCTACAGCGATGCGGTTATTACGGTATTCGTTGATGATACGAATGACGCTAAGGTGAATCTTGTTTACCTCAAAGCGTGGTTTGTTTTCGTATTGCTCACCAAGTGGGCCTTCCCATTGCGCTCCGGCGATTGAGTAAAAGCGTCTATCTTGAAGGCATTGCAGGCGCTCATCACGGACTGAGGATTGAACACGATCAAACTCTACCAACGCTTGTTGATGGATGTTTGCGAACCTTTGTTCTCTATTCAGTCGAGCCATTTACCATTTACTCACAGTTGCCAAGGGTTGAACGTCGAAAGTCTTTGGAGGGACAGAACGACGTATGGCCTCGCACGCGTATCTAAGCGCATCTATAAGGTGATTATCACGATCCGCAAGTATTGGCAAGATAGTGCCTGTCAAGGGGTCAGTTTTATAACTGTAGCACGTTAGCTCGTCAATCGTGTGCTGGCAGCGCGGGTGAACAACGATGTCGTATGACTTCAACCATTCAACGCCTTCTTCTACAGACTTAGGCCCTTTGATTGCTGGCATAATCTTTGGGAAGCCGTGCTTTCTCATGTGGCTGATTGTTTCAGGTCTGGCGCTATCAGCAACGATGGGCCACTTCTCAGAGTCCGGCACAGTGAAGAACAGGTCAGGCGTGTCCATAATCTCACAGCCAACGCGATACGCTTCATGATCGACATAGATTGTTCGACCGACAACATGGCAACGGATTAGAACAGTCGGGTCAGATGCAAAGCCCCAGTCAGCGCCGAAGCGATGCGTTGCGTCATCTGGAGTTTCAAATTCCTCAATCTTCCAGTTACGGAATACTCGCGCTTCGCTGTTGGATACATAGCTGCCAAGCCATACGTGCTTGTATTTGTCAGGGTCGCGTTCCCTATCGTATTCCATTTCCGCTTTGAGAACATCAGGGAACCAAGGGTTGTCTCTGTAGTTTACCTGTGAGACGATAGCATCAGGCGGTGGGTTCTCGCCGCGCAATAGCATATCAATGGGATCTGTGCTGTTAAGCGGGTTCCATGTGAACCACAATTCAGACTCAGGCTTACGGATTGTAGGACGCAATAGGTCGAGCGAGCGCTGTGATAGCGTCTGTGCTTCTTCCACCCAAGCGCAGTCATAACCTTCGAGCGACTTGATAGAATCGGCAGTGTGATTCTGCATTCCCTGGAAGATGATTAGGCCATCGCCATGAACAGACTTAATCTGCGCCTCTTGCACTTCGAAGTAATCCTGAACGCCAAGCTGTTCGATTTTTAGCTCCAGCAAACGCTTGACGGATTGGCTCAGGGACTTCTGTATCTCACGCACGCAAACGCTTCTGCGCCGCTGATCCATTACGTGCGCTTCGATAACCATTTCCGCAAAGGCATGGCTCTTGCCGCTTCCCCGTCCGCCGTGCGCGCCTTTATAGCGACTAGGCTTTAGGAATGGTTTGAACCAGCGCGGTGTTTTAATCCTTAGCGTTGTCATCTGCCACTTCGCGTATAATGCGTGTAACCATGCTTCCAGTGATGTTTAGCTTCGAAGGTTCGTTGTAACCGTGCATTGCGTTTAGCTCTTTAACTGCTGATACCTTTACCGCACCAGAGCCTTCACGATACGCAGCAACCAATGCTTTGACAGACATTTCACGCGACCAAAGCTGCTTCTCTTGCACCTCTGAACGCAGCTCGGAAATTCTTTGCGTCACCTTAGCGTTCTTCATCAGCTTGGATGCGTTAACGTAAACGCTGTTCTCTTTCATTTCCTCCGCGTCATAAGCAGCGCGATATGAATCCGCTTGGCCTAGTCCATCAGCGATGCCCTGGCAGAACGCTTCCTGCTTTGCTGTCAGTTTAACGTGAGCCATTGAATGTCTCTCCCGTCTCTGCGTGAGTAGCTTGCTTTCCTGTAAAGTCCTGCCAACGCTTGATGATTACGTCACAGTATTTTGCATCCAGTTCCATAAGGAACGCATTGCGTCCAGTTTGCTCCGCACCAATTAGTGTTGAACCACTTCCACCAAAAAGGTCTAGCACATTAAGTAGCTTTACATGGTTTCCAAATGCACGAACGGAAAGCGCAACAGGCTTTTGCGTTGGGTGAACGTATTTGCTGTCTTTTTTAATTTCCCACAGGTCGCTTTCGTTCTTTATCACCTCATCAATTTTGCCATTAAACAAACAAAACTCATGCTGGTGACGATAGCCATTGCCCATGCCAAAAACGTTCTTTGCCCAAACAATGCACGCTTTGTATGGCAATTGCCCTTGAAGCACGCTGTAAAAATTCCAGTTGCACCAGATATAATATACTTTTGGGTCTACAGCGCGAATGACATTACAGACTTCACTGATAAACTGCTCAAACTCAACCTTTGGCAAATCATCATTCTTGATTACGTCATGCTTTCCGCTTCTACCATTAAAGGCGACGTTATATGGCGGATCGGTAAACACCATGTCAGCCTTTGCGCCATTCATCAGCTTATCTACAGCATCAATGCTGGTGCTATCGCCACACATAAGCCGATGATTGCCAAGCACCCATACGTCACCCAGCACGGTCTTTGGTGTTTCAGGCACTTCAGGAACAGCGTCCTCGTCGGTCAACCCTGCTGTTGGTTCTGGCTCCAGCAATCCATCAAGGAACTTATCGTCGAAGCCAAGGATGTTTAGGTCGAAGTCATCTAGCTGCAAATCTTCAATCTCTGCCTTCAGCATATCCATGTTCCACCCTGCGTTTAGGGCGAGTTGGTTATCTGCTATCACTAGGGCGCGTTGCTGTGACTTGCTTAGGTGGTCAAGGACAATCACTGGCACTTCTACTAACGCCAGCTTTCGTGCTGCTAGTAAGCGCCCATGCCCTGCAATGATTGTATCATCGCCTGCAACTAGGATTGGGTTTGTCCAGCCGAACTCTTTTATGCTGGCTGCGATCTGTGCCACCTGTGCATCGCTATGTGTGCGGCTGTTGGCGGCATAAGGAATAAGGTCTGCGACTAAGCGCGTTTCAATCTTTGGTGTCATCTCAGCTTCCAATAAGGTCTGGTGACATCAGTATAGAGACTATCAATCACCAGAGCAAGGCTTAGACAAACATATCACGCGTCTTCGTTCTTAAAGTAATAGCGAAGGCATTCAGCTTCCTTATCAGACTTAAAGCTAACTGCGGCCCAGTCCTTCATCTTCTCAGTGCTGTATGCTGTCTGCTCATATGCTTCTGTGATATAAATGTCGATCATAGGCATAACGTACATCATATCGTTCTTAATAAGAATGTCCTTCAGCCTATTACGTATCTCTATGGGAGATGTTCCATACTGACGCGCTGTCATGACAGAATTTGCAGCGGCTCCCAGCATCTCACATATCTTCACTTCAGTTTCATCGATGCCACCAGCTTTGGCTGGAGTTGATATAGCAAGCGCCATTAGTGCGAGCATTGAGAGTTTCTTAATCATTGGTTTCTGCCTTCTCTTGGTCATAGCCCTTAAGCCAATCTTTGTGCATCGTTGCTCTGAATGCATTGTTGATCTGTACGCCATTTATAGAGGACTGCCGACCAGCTTCGAATTGATGCCTATCGACTTTTGCGCTGCTTTCGCTTTCCTCAATCTCAATAAGCTTGGCTAGATAGTGCTGGCACTTCTCTAAATCTTGCACCCCGTTCTTGTCCAAATACCTTGCCAGATACTTTATACAATTTCCATGCAAATATCCTGCAAATGCTTCCTTGGTCATCCATGCCTGCATAGCTTCCCAAGGCTGAACGTCCTTTGATGCGTAGTGGTCTCCGCCTACCTGATAGCTATTGGCCTGTGTCACAATCTTCCTCCTCATCATATCCAAACGGATCATATCCCTTCAGCATAGCATCGACTGCCACCATTATAGGCCCTGTGATGTTTACCTTGCCGGATTCCATCTTACGAATGGTTGTGCCTCCGCTTGCTGGCGATAGGCGCAGTGCATCTGCCATTTCGTTCACGCTATAGCCCATGTAGTTACGGGCAAGCTTTAGCTTTTCTGGCGTCATGCTTCTGCCCTGCTCTTTTGTAGAGAATGAACGATTGTCGTGTGGTCGCGGTTCATAATGCGGCCTATACCTGTGGTGGTGTGTCCCTTTTCGCGCAGCATGACAATGCACTTGCGACGCACTGCTACCAATGGCTTAAACTTACGTGGGCCTAAAATGTCCTCCAGAGTAAAGCAGTGCGCTTTAGCAATCGCTTCAATTTCCAGCAGATTAGCTTGCCTAGGCGTCATGCCACGACTGTCAACAAGCTCGACTTCTTGTTCTTCTTCTTCCCAATCAAAATCGTTTTTAAACATCATGCGTCCTTTACGAAAATTCCATCGAGCATCTTGCCCTTACGGTCTTTAATTTCTTCCCAGGCGTTAGCTATGCAATCTTCCATGCACATTCCATTTTGGGCTGCCATAATTGTCAGAACCACGAACATATCTCCGATGGCGTCAGCAAACTCTATGTCGTTCTTTTTGCCGATAGCGTTAGCCAGCTCTCCAGCTTCTTCCATTAGTTTGACGAATTGGCTTTTCAGGTCACTGCCTTCGATAAGGTTGCGGTCTTTTGCCCATCCTATAATTAAATCTGCGTAATACATTTTGTGCGTTCCTTTTATGAATTTACCATCTCTTTGAGCCAGACCAGTTCTTCCAACGTCTCTAGCGGTTGTTCGTCGAAGCGAATCATTTCCTCGCGCAGTGCGATATGCTGATACTCATGTATGTCTGGGCCATTGCCACGGAAGGCTTGAGCAAAGCGTGACTTCGCCCATTCACGTTGCTGGCGGTCACGCTCTGCGTTGAATGCCTTTAGTGCATCGATGGCAACTTGTGCTAGATCTGTTAGGTTCTGTGTCACAATCAGTCTCCTTGTTGGCGGGATAATTCCCTTGCTGATGCCCCGTTATAAAAAGGGCTGTTTGTTCTGTAAAGCGTTTTTTTCATTTAATTACGCTTTTTGTCGTTTTGCGTGTTCAATCGCGGCAATCGCCCAGGCTTCGGGTGCGCCTTTGTATCGCCCTTTAGCCCAGTGCTTGCGTATATCATCCAGTGTTATCTTTCCTGATTGATAGCGGATCAGGTCGCACATTAAGTTAGTCGATGCGCTCACCTTATTGTATATTCACCATCAGCGAAGCGAAGATAGCCGCGCTCTACAGCAATACGCAGCCAACGCTCTGGCTTGTCTGATAGCTCTACAGGTTCTCCGCAATGCAGCTTGCTGATAAAATCATCGAACCTTTCCGTTGCGTGATTCAGACAGATTCGCAGCGCCTTGTCCTTTTTGCTGGTCGGAGCAGTGTATTCTTCTAATATCGCTAAACACTGACGAGGCGTTGGGAACCAATCAAGCTCCTTGCAGACGCGCTCAGTCATGTAGCTTAGGGCTTCTTTCGTGTAGCCACCAAGAATCCGTGCATAGACTGCTGTCCGCATCTGTCCGCTTTGCTCGTCAGTGTTTTTGCTTGGCAGGGTTGCCTCAATAAACTGGAGCTGCTTGGCAAGCTCTTTGGTTTCAACTGGGATGTTCTCAATAGGCATTGCCAGCGCGATGGATCGTAGCTCATCGCATTCGGCTGCCGTAAGATCAGAACGGGTCATCAGGTCGTCCATCCGCGACATATCGAAGCGCTGCGGCAAAGCCGTTGTCGTTTCTGTGCTTACCAGTTGTCCGATTTGCTGTGCCATTCTTCTTTCCTTCTACCCATTCTGCTTTGAAACCCTGCCATCCTCTTTCGATGGACTCCGTGATTGCAGCCTCCAACGTCCAGCCAGCCAACGCAGCTTCACGCTCAATGCCTTTCAACGCGGTTTCAGTAAATGCTGCTTTCCGATGGTTCTTCCAATCCTTCCAAAGCTGGTCACAAAATCCATCAGGTTTAGAAGCGGAAACGCTCCTGCGTTTTGCTGTTAATACGTTAGTATTAACTTCTGTATCTGTATCTGTATCTGTCTCTTGGCGCGTTACTGAAACGTTACATTCCCGTTTCATAGCGTTATGCTGCTGTTTTTCCCTGTATTTTTTTACACGGTTTGTGCTGTTGTCGCTCTTGTATTGCAACTCATCCCAAGCCACTGGAGACAAGTTTTCGTCCACCAAATCGACCTCTTGCAAGCGCCTTCCAATCTCATCTAGTTCACGCAACTGGACGCCTAACTTGACTGCAATTTTACGCGATCTGAGATTATCATTTGGTGAGTCCAGAAGGCCATCAGCCTTGAGGCAGCATAAGGCAACAAAGTGCCAGCGATCTTCGAAAGCCAACAAGCGCAGCTTTTCGTCATCAACTATTCTATGGTATAGTCTGAACCATTGCAGACCGCTCATTGCACAAACTCTTGCGCGATGGTTCTGTGGCGTGTATTACTCATTACAGCGATGCCTCCTTGATCTAGGCGTTGTTAGAGCGGGTTGAGTGCCTTACTACCTTTCGGCACTCCCCGCTCGCTCTCCTATAATCGAATTTTGTGATTTATAAAAGAGAATTTATGGATCATTGACCGATGCGCCGTTTCAGCGTATCTTGCGCGGATTGGTACCTCCTTGCCAAACATACTGGGTGGCTTCGGTCACCCTTTTTTATTTGGTTTCACGAAGATGGTGGTAAGGGAATAGCGCAATAAAGACAGCGCGGCGTAGGGGCCAATCCCTAACAACGACTCCCTTTACGTCTTCCGTAATTTGGATTCCGTTTTCGACATATTCGAAATCAGATTTATAGCCAACGCGGCGACCATTGCCGTGCTTTAGCTGCTTGCCATTGATGACGAACCAATATTGCGGGTGAATCACCAGGTCACTGATAGCGCCAGCCGCTTGCAGATCGTGAAGTTCATTGCATCTGGCAGCCTCACGTTTGCTGTCGTGGATGTGACCAGCCGCGCACTGAGACTTAACAGCACGGTATTTACCGAAGCGCCTCACGCCTTAATCTTTTGTGCGACCAATCGGCTCAATGCCTCATTAGCCAGCAGCCAGGCACCAAGAGTCGGTTCGTTGCGACCACTTTTCCAATTAGACAGCGTGACGCGAGTGATTCCAGCTTCGGTCGCTATCTTGCAAGCCCTGATTTTATGCGACTTTGCAAGCTTGAAAAAATCCGCAATCGCCTGTTCTACATTTGTCATTTTAAACTTTCTTTCGATTGATAATAAAAAATGCTTTTAATCTTAGGTGAATTGATTACAAGGGCTTTGGCAAATAAAAGGAGATACCACAATGCCAGTTCATAAAAAGATTAATGAAGCGCGGATTGCCTTCCACGCATTACCGCTCAAAAAGTCCGGTCATAACACGTTTGCCGGATATAAATATTTCGAGCTTGCCGACTTTGTGATTCCAGCCCTTCGCATCTTTAACGATGTCGGCTTATGCGCGATCATAAGCTTTTCGGAAACGACAGCGACCATGCACATCGTCGATGTTGAGGATGGCTCACAGGTCATCATTCACAGCCCAATGGGTTCAGCCAATCTTAAAGGTTGCCACGAGATTCAAAACATTGGCGCTTGTGAGACCTACTCCACCCGCTACCTTTGGACAGCAGCCCTTTGCATTGTCGAGCATGACGCACTGGATGCCACCACTGGCAAGAGCGAACCAGCGCCACGCATCAAGTTTATCAGCGACGAACAGTTTGCTGAATTGCAAGCTTTAGTAGACGCAACCAAGACTGACTTGGCCTTGCTTTGCAAGCATTACAAAATCACCGCACTTAAGGAATTGCAGGAAACCCGCTTCGATGTGGTTAAGGCTGCATTAGAAAAGAAGCTGGCATGACAGACGCAGCAATCATCCAACGCAGCGATGAATGGTACGCAGCACGTTGTGGGAGCCTTGGTGCTTCCCAACTAGCAGATGCCCTAGCCAAGACAAAATCAGGATGGGGATCATCACGCGCTAACCTTCGCGCAAAGCTTGTAGTCGAACGGCTTACGGGCCAGCAGGAGGAAGGCTTTATCCGCAGCGCTGCTATGCAATGGGGAGTCGATAAGGAAGATGAGGCTAGAATTGCCTACAGCTTCGTTACAGGCAACGATGTAACTGAGGTAGGGCTATATAAGCATCCGACCATTATCGGCTCTCACGCAAGCCCTGACGGCCTTGTGGGCGATGATGGATGCATAGAGATTAAATGCCCTAACTCTGCCACACATATAGAAGTGCTCAAAACGAACCAAGTCGCACATAAATATCTGCTCCAAATGCAATGGCAGATGCGTTGCGCTAATAGGCAGTGGTGCGATTTTGTAAGTTTTGACCCACGGATGCCGGATCATCTTATGCTTTACATCCAGCGGGTGCATCGTGACGATGATATGCTGTCAAAATTGGAAACAGAGGTTCTTATTTTTCTCATGGAAGTCGAGGAAGACGTAAAAGCGTTATCAAAACTAGGAGACCAATAATGTCACAGAACGATAGAATTTTAGATCACTTAAAGACAGTTGGAACAATTCGCCCAATGACAGCATGGAACGACCTTGGTATCTATCGCCTTGCATCGCGGATTAATGATCTGCGAAAGGCTGGCCATAAAATCAACACCAAAAAGATAGAGGTGGTCAATCGCTGGGGCGAATCCACCTATATCGCTGAGTATAGCTTGGAACTTGAAGATGCTGCCTAATCGCATCGCCAAGAAACCAAAGCGTTCATCGCGGTGGCGTTCACAGGGCCACCTGAACTTCATTCGATCGTTCCATTGCTGCGTAGACAACTGCCAGCAGATGCCGATCGAATGCGCTCACGTTCGTAATGGCAGCGGTGCAGGAATGGGGCAAAAGCCAGATGATTGGCGAGTAGTTCCATTGTGCAGCGAACATCACCGGAACCAGCATATAGTTGGCGAGCAGACGTTCTGGAAAGGCATCGACATTGAGGCCATGATCGAAGCGTTCTGCAAAGCCAGCCCAAAGGCTCGTGAGATTAAAGAGGCTCAAGACAAGTGACGCAAACAGTCTGGCTTCGTGGTGAATATCAAAGGCGATTGGCTCACCAGTTAATCGACAAGGCTCCACAGGATGCAGTCGTTAAGATCAGCGCAGCCAAGCGCAGTGACGATCAGAACTCAAAGATGTGGGCCATGCTTTCGGACATTAGTCGGGCAGCACCAGAGGATAGGCATCACATACCAGAAGTTTGGAAGTGCATATTTATGGCAGCATTAGGGCATGAAGTTATGTTCACAATGGGCTTAAACGACCAGCCTTTCCCAGTAGGCTTTAAGACATCGAAGCTAACGAAGGCTCAGATGTCAGATTTAATCGAATTTGTGTATGCGTATGGGGCGCAACATAACGTAAAATGGAGTGAAGAATATGAGTGAACCACACAGTGAACAGCTTCGTCTTTTGATTGAGCGCATCGAGCGTTTGAACGAAGACAAGAAGAGCATCAGCGACGACATCCGCGATGTTTACAACGAAACAAAAGCGCATGGTTACGATGCCAAAATTGTCCGCGCAGTAATCCGCCTTCGTGCAATGGAGGCAAATGAACGTGCGGAATATCAAGCCATTCTCGACACATACCTAACCGCTCTTGGTCTATAAAAGGAAATACCAATGCAAAATATCACAATTTCGGGAAACGTAGGCAAAGATGCAGAGTTGCGCGATACCCGCGACAGCAAGGTTCTCAGCTTCAACGTTGGCGTTAAGAACGGATTCGGAAAAGATGCTGGCAGCGTTTGGTATCGGTGCAGCTTGTGGGGCAAGGCAGCGGAAGTATTTGCTGGCAGCCTAAAGAAAGGCACGAAGGTCTTTGTATCAGGCGAACTGACGCACGACGAATACGAAGGCAAGCCGCAATTCAATGTCCGTGTTGGAAGCATCGATACAGCGCCGCGATCTGAAGCTGGTTCAAGCCAAGTAAGTGATTCACATAGTCAGAACCAGCACACTACGTTTGATGATGACCTTGATTCGGATGTTCCTTTTTAGGATTGACAACGTATCAATTCTAATGGATTGCGAATGGTATGGAAAAAGAAACATGGAAACCTATACCTTCGCAATCTGGAATGATGGCATCATCATGGGGTAGAGTTATTTTTCCAGAGCGCACAGCTCAAATGCCACATGGCGGATTGCGGGCTTACACTCCAATTCCTACATACGGCTGTAAAAGAAAAGCCTCTAAAACTGCACGGCATGAATATTACGGTCTTTTTCATAAAGAACGTGGTAATATGAAAATTCATCGCCTAATTTGCGAAGCCTTTCACGGCCCACCCCCATTTCCTAAAGCTGTTGTTATCCATCTTGATGAAGATGCTTTGAACAATCGCCCTGAAAATCTAAAATGGGGAACGCAAAAAGAGAACCTCAACATGCCTAAATTCATTGCATATTGCAAAAGTAGAACGGGTGAAAATTCACCAACGATTAAAGGTAGAGCTAAACATGGCACGAGGATCAAGACTTAATTTAGACCACCGACGAAAAGCAAAGCCTGCGAGCAGCCGCCAGGAATGGCTTAGTCGGCATTACAATGAATCAGTGGCACAATCCAGCCAGGAGCTTTTGAAAGCGCAACTGACAACAGGTCAGCACACATTAGATAAAGATCGATTTGTGCAGACTGCAATTGATTATGGCTGGATATTACAGGTTCCAGCGCGATTGCTAGTATAACGGAAATGGGCGGGTTTGCATTAGCAGCCCGTCTTTTTTATGTATTATGAAAAAAGTGCTTTACATATAATTATAGCCTTTTTATAAGAGGGCATCAGCAAACAGCGCACGGGCAATTTCGCCCATCCAAAAGGAGGTCGCTATGTTTTCTTTTTCTCTTTCGCAGGCTTTTGAAGCTGCAACACCAACAGCTTGCAAGGCCTTGGTTGCTCAAGGCATTAACTTCACCGTTGCGGTCGAAAATGACCGTGGCGAGTGGTTCTTGCTTCATGCAGAAGACATATCCAATGCCATAAACTTGGCTAAAAATTGGGTTGATGTGATGGGAGCGAGAGGCGCTTCAATCTGGCGCATTTTTGAAGATGGGATTGCTCCAAAAAAATGCAGCTTGGTGCAGCCAGAAATTGAATGGGAGGCGTAAAATGCAAAAGGTATCAAAAACACAATTCTGGCTTGTCACAATATGGCTAGTCGGTGTCTTAATTATGTTCGCTACAGAAAAGAGCTTTTGATATGATTAAGGCACAGCAGGCAGCTCCTATGGGAAAGACGCATCGTGTATCATCAGACAGCGCATGGCCCTTAAGAGGCGCAGACGGAAAGACGTTTGCAGAACGCCGCAAGGAACGGGAGCAAAGCAAATGACAACTGAAGAAAAAGCACTGGCGCTGTTGAACGAAGTGCAGGGCAGCACGTTTACAAGCCTCACGCGAGATAGTAGCGCGATTGAAGCCCTATGCCGCGCCATCGAGCAGCACGAAGCCTTTAAGCAAGAGGTGAGCGATGCGCTGCACGTATGGTATGACGGGACATATCCGCCAGTGCTTGACCGCTTCATCATCCCTGCACCCAAGCCCGACCCGCTAGTTGATGTATTGAAAGCGTTGCCTGTAGGACGAGTATCATTAGAAACTTACTCTCGCAATGTCCGCGCCGCACTGGACGCCGCTGGCTTTGAGATAAGGGAGAAGAACGATGAGTGACCGAACAGAAGCAATGGGCCAACTTATTGCACAGGATGCAGATTTGATAGACGTTGCCTCTAAGTTGACGGAAGCAGCCCGTGAAGTTCTTATTCGCATCAGTAATTCAGACGACGAAACTGCCCAGCGCATCCGGCGCGGACTGATATACACATGGGAAGTCGGAGAGATTGCCCGTCACCGCCTAGAAGAACGCGCAAAGATTGTTGCGTGGCTGCGGGGCATGGGTTTACGCAACATTAATTACATCGCAGACGCCATCGAAGTAGGAGAGCATTTGAAATGACTGACGATTTAGTGCAGCGGCTGCGAATAATCCCCGACCAGAACGGAATGATGTATGAAGATTACGAAGATGTCATGCAAGCCGCCGACCGTATCGAGCAGTTGGAACGCGAGAAGGCCGTTGTTTCTGACCTGTGGGAACAGCAGAAAGAAATCGCCTTAGATTATCTGACTGACTGCAACAAAGCCGCCGACCGCATTGAAGCCCAAGCGGCGGAGATTGAGCGGCTGCGGGTCGAGGCAAAGGCGCAGTTTGATCGTGGCTATTATGATGGCTGCACCCGCGCAGCACTGGAAGCCCGTGGGCTGGAGATAAGGGAGAAGAACGATGACTGACGACAATTTCCACAAACTTGCATTAAGTGAAAGTTTCGAGCGCGTTGCGAAGGTCGCTGAAGAACGTGCAGCTTTTAACGCTGGCATTGAAGCCGCCGCCAATGCGCTAGAAGCCGACGCCAAGAAGTGCGACTGCTTTGCGCGCAATGAGGGCGAATGCGGCTGCGGCGCATGGGATGATTATAAGTCTATAACATCAGAAAGAGCTGTTGATATTGTTCGTGCGTTGCAGAATCTAAGTTAATCTACATCTAGCATTTCGGTCGTAATCATTACACGACCAACAGCGCCATATTTCTTGTGATAGGTTATAGCCCAGGCTGCACGATCAGCAATCCAGCCGCCACGCGCAGCATAAGCATCCCTGGCAGCTAAGGTTGGATGCTGAACAACTGTCACACCATTATACTCTTTTTCGTCCCTGTGGTGGCGATGTCCGCAGTGTATCTCGCGTCGGGTAGTCCTACCCCACTGTTGAGGAAACTGTGCCGCAAATAGTAACGGCAGGCTTTCGTTCTTGACCTTGTGACCATGATGGATGCCAAGCATGGTATTGCCCCATTCCAGCACATAGAATGGCAGCACGCTATCGTTGACAATTACGCGGGGTTCTTCTTCGTAATGCACAGCGAATAGATCAGCCAGCCATCCAGCGCTTTCCTCATCATGATTTCCTTCAGCTATAATCAGATGCACTTCCTGATGGCGTTGTAATGACATTGCAATTAGTGATCGAATAATGCGTATCGCTGACCTTCGTATCTTTGGGAATCGGCTGTCAGCATCCAGAACGTGTTTACTGGCTGGCGTTACTGGTGTCTTGCCATCAGTGTGCAGGAAGTCGCCTTGGATATTAACGACTGCCGTATGCGCTCTTGGGCTTTGGTCGATCATCTGAGCTAGTGCCGCAATGATTGTTTTTTCTGCCAGCGATATATTCCAATCGCTTCCACCCTCCTGATTCCATGCCAGCATTCCGAGGTGGTAATCAGTGAATGTATAAAGGTTGCACAGATGCTCCTCAGAAGCCGCTGGAGCAACGATAGCACTGGCTGGCAGTATTTCGTCCTTGAAGCCATCAACAGCCTCACGAATAGCGTCAACAAGGTCTTGATGATTGAGTGACGCCTTAACCCACTGCCCAGTAGGTTTGCCTTCTTTATTATAATAGGTGCTGACGCCCTTAGCTACATAGCCATCAGGGACAGGGCGAGTGAAGTCATGTTCTGGTGAGTAACCACATCTAGCAGCTTTCTTTACGACTGCGTTATAAGCATCGCTGGCAGCGCCTTTATTAATACCTAATGCAAGTGATGCAGCCATTGCGCTTCCATGCAAGTTGACTGCTTCTAGCACTTCACGTTGACGGGGCGTAGCGTATGCAAGCAACGCTTCCTCAATTTTTAATGGAATACCCATTTAGCTGCCTTTCGGGCAATCACTCTCGCAGAGGCAAGTAAAAACGCTATTGTGCAGCTCGACTTCAGCTACCGTTTCAGGCGTGTCTTGCTTTGCGTCGTAGGTGATAGGTTTTGCAATAGCGCAATAGCTATTTGTTGGAACGGCTTCTGTCAAATCTGTTACGCAGCCGCTCGTCGCGCTCAGGATCAGGGATGATAATAGCAGCTTCGCCAAGTTCGATTTGCCGATTAATAACATCGTTCATTTCCTTGACAGTTTCCTGACGCCCTTGCCGCTTCCAACGATGCTCCGCCCAAGCTCCCAACAGCTTGTCCAGAACACCCAGCAAGAGCGTCAGAAACTTCATTACTCAGCAGGTACAGCTATAGGTTGCTTGCTGATAACAGACCAGACAGCAACGCCAATGGTCGCTACCGCACCAGCCAACAAGTCAACCGTCGCACCGTCGATGAGACCTTTTCCTGCCAGATAGCCAAAGCCAGCCGCAGCCACAGTACGAACGATTCCAAACAATTGTTCCTTCTTCATGTCGTTTTCCTTTAAGCTTCATTGGTGGAAACAGAACCACCATTCAAGTATACTGGCTTGCCAATAACAGGCTCACCTTTAGGCCAGCGCGATGCAACAAGCCGAGACTTGCCAAGCTTCATCACATTGACAGCGTTACCCTGATTTCCACCAAGGACAAAATAATGACCAGCATCCTCGCCAACATAGAAACCAACGTGGCCACCGCCAGCACGATCAAAGACTAAGATAGCACCTGGTGCAAGTCTATCGCGGCGCAGCAATGAGCCATAATCAGCCCATGCTTTTGCACGCATATAGAATTTAGGGAATGGCAGCCAGCTTTCCTGCATACAGTGGGCAACAAAGACACCGCACCAAGGCGTTTCGTCATCGCTCCACCAAGCACCAAGCTTTCCTAGCCAGCGGATAATCGTCTGGTTGTGACGAGGGCCTGGAATCTCTTTCAGTCCTTCATGAGACCTTGCGATCTTCAGCCAACTAGGTTCAGTCATAATACGCCCAGTTTAGTCCCGACAAAGCCTGCTACAGCCATAACTAATGCTAAGATGAATCTGTCCACCCAAGCGTTCGTTTCTTTCGTCTTAGGCGCTGCAAGCTCTAATGCTGACAAACGATCTTCAATCTTACCGATAGCTTTGAACGCACGTTCCATTGCGTCAGCCGTCTGCGATTGGCGTTCTTCTACAAGAGCCAGTTTGGTGATTGCTCTTGATAGTTCGTTCAGCGAGGTTTTCATATCAACCACATCGCTGTGAAGCATATCTAATTTGACAGTAAGTACGTTTTCATCGCTCACAGCTTATACCTTAATTATTTAATGCAGTCTGGAAATTCCAGTTATTTTGCGTGTTGGTCAAACCATGCAGCGAAATCAGCATCTTTCAAATGCTCTTGCCATTGGCATTCGCTGACTTGTCCAGATTTATAGCACACTAAAAGGAGTTCAAATTTGCTCATTATGCCACCTCATATGATCCAGAAAAGCTGATGACAGCCCCATCCCCACCAGGATACAGCCCATCATACGTTATAACTTCAGCAATGTTACTACCACCATCAATGTATGCTGCAACACTTGCATTAAGAAGGCTACGCTCACGCCCGTTCAAACAAGTTCCACCGATTGTCATTTCTGAGGTGGTGGCAATAGGTAAAGTAACATTTAACTTATCTGCTCCGGTGCCATTTGTTGTGATTATAATATTAACGCTAATCGTAACAAGATTTCCACGCTTGATATACCGAGATTCGGCTGCATAAGTGGTAATTGTTCCCGTTCCCGCTGTTACAACAGGAGTGAAGTCAATCCACGCATTTTCTGGAAGTTCAGTGGTGTTATAAATGATGCCAATTTCGCTACCAGCGTCAATCGTTGGGCTTGGAGTCCCATTTTCTTTATCAATAAATACGCTATTTCCAATTGAGGGGTATGTAAACGCAGGCGAACTATCCGTTCCGTAAACGTGGATATTTACGTTCCCAGTATAAAAATTAAATTTTTCGGCGCGGGCAAGTTCATTAAACGTAGCGCCGCCCAAAAGCGACACGCCTTCGGTAGCCGTTCCTGATGGGATTTTATATATACGAACATAATCCCAGATATTATTATCACTGTTGACGCAATAGATAGACTGAAGGTTAGAAATTTGAGAATCAACCCAAAATGTGTTCATTGATACGTTAGCAGACGAATCGCCGCCTAAAACCATACCAAAGCCGTTAGGCGCTTCAATCTGACGTGATTTCAGCGAGATATTGCAACGCTGCAAGTCTTTACTTTCTCCAAGCGTAGCCACTACGTTAAGATTTAGACCTGTATTCCCCGCATTGGCAATCGCAACGTCGATATTGCAGAAACGCGCACTTAGGATTTCCAAGCCGTAATCAATATCACCTTCATTGCAGTCAATGCCGATTCCAGTAAAATTGACTGATGAAATTCTTTGGTTTCCAGCGCCAGATGCCGCACTAATCCTAACTAGAGGGCCATTAGTGCCAGGCGTGCCAACCCACTTAATAACAGAGCCGCTAATCAACTCACCAGTATCATGTATTTCAGCGCCGACGCCTTCGATCCAAACATTTGAGACATCGATGTCAGGAAGCACATCGCTAACGAGATAAATGCCATCGTTGAGTTTGTGCGGAACACCAGGGTTGGCGATTGCACTGTTGAAGAAATCAGTCAACGCATCCGTGTCATCCGTTGCGCCATTTCCAACTGCACCAAAATCACTAGCATTTGCAAAGTCGTTCAGCTTGTCAGTTAAGACGCGATCAACGCCTCCAGTTTCTTCATTGTTGTAGGTTATGCCAGATGTGTTTGGGCTAAGTCCGGTTGCTTCTGGAAAGCTGTAAACAAGAAGATTCTTGCTATCATTTACCAAAATTGAAAAGTTCACGGCATTTACATACAACTGAGCAGGAGTTCCGTTGCGATAAACATAGCCGTTGCTGGTTTTCAAAGGCTGACTAGCAGTGAGCGTCAGTGCCTCATCATAATAGACTTGAAGCGGATTGGTTACCGGATCAAGATTTGATTCACCTATATAGATGTTGCCATTATCAAGCGGTTGTCCATCGCGGTCATAAAATACAGGAAATGGAACCTGAACAGAGAGAGCGGTCATTAGAACTTAATCCCTTGCGTCTTTGAGCTTATAGATGAAATTATGTTACTGCGAAAGGTCATTGTGGCATTTCTACAGTTGGGGCTTCAGATGGCTTCTCACCAATCGCTTCAGTGCCAGCAATCGTTGCACCCTTTGATATTGCAGAGTTCAACCAATCACGGGCATCCTTCATGTCGATGCCAACTAATTTAGCGTAATCGCGGAAC